CTTTGATATTTTTCCACGGGGGGTTTTTTGGGAAAACTTTTTAGCTGTCCATTGATATTTGGACCTCTTTGAAAGGGGTGCGGGGCTGTGATTACGTGTGTGGCCATTTTTCAGTGGTTTCGACATCTCCCGCTCCTTTCGATGGTCATATTCGTATGCCAGGCACCCCGTTCAAAGGGGCCCGAAAGTGTGGCAAAAGTAGGTAAAAACATATAGACAGTTTATAGAAGTGGAGGTGAAGATCACATGCCTAAGATTAAACCTGTTGAAACTCCTATCGAAAGATACGAACCCCCGGCTCCAACGGTCGAAGGTCGCTTTGATCAGCTGGTTAATCTGGCTGTGGATCTCGCAGAAGAGCGTTTGAGGGACAAATCAGCCAGCAATCAGCTTATTTCTGAGATTATTCGGTACGGATCCCAGAAGGAAAAGCTGACTCGAGAAAAATTGCAAATGGAAACGCGCATGCTCGAGGCGAAGGCTGATGCTTTGAGAGCTCAGGAGACCTCTGCACAGCTTTTGCAGGAGGCCATGAAGGCCATGACCGAGTATTCTCCGACCAGAGATGAGGATGAAGAGGACTACGACGATGAAGACGAAGATTATTAAGAGATATTCTGAGTTGATTCGTCTTTCCACAGCAGAAGAGCGGTTTCACTATCTCAAGCTCTCTGGAAGTATCGGTGAGTCTACGTTCGGTTTCAGCAGATACCTCAATCAGTCATTCTACATGTCAAAAGAATGGCGAAGGTTCCGCCGAGAAATGATATTGCGGGACAACGGATGCGATATGGCTCTGCCCGATCGGGAAATACCTAAGGGAGGAAAGCTTATACTGCATCACATCAATCCTTTGACTATGGAAGACATTGAGGAGCAGGGAGAAGCTCTGTTCGATCCTGAAAACGTGGTCTGCGTCTCCGATAGGACGCATAACGCAATACATTACGGCGACATTTCGCTCCTCGCATCCGGACCGATTGTTCGTCGACCCAACGACACCTGCCCATGGAAGCAGTAAGCGAGGTGAAAGACAATGGAGGAAAGCATACTGAACACTATCAAGAAGATGCTCGGGCCGGATGACAGTTATGAGGCATTCGACACTGAAATCATCGTTCATATAAACACCGCCCTGTCCACGCTCGCTCAGCTTGGGGTAGGGCCTAAGAAGGGATTTCGGATTACCGGACCGGATGAGACGTGGGACGACTTCATCAGCGATGGCTCTGTTGACCTGGAGGGTATCAAGTCCTACATCTACATGAAAGTCAAAATGATTTTCGACCCACCGGCTAATTCGTTCGTGATGAAAGCCATGGAGGACAGTTGTAAGGAGCTTGAGTGGCGGTTGAACGTTGCTGTCGATCCTGGGCAGTACAGGGCTTGACTAATCAGTCAAAATGCGCTATAATCTTTCCATAACATTTTTTAGGAGGGATTGTCCATGAAGAAGTTTTTGTGTCTGTTGGTTGCTCTGTTTCTGATCGGAACAATTGCACTGTCCGAAACGATCGACTTGAGTTCGATGACTGACGATGAATTGTTGACTTTGAAGGACCAAGTCTGTCAAGTTATAAGCGACAGAGGTCTGGTGAAAGAATTTCAAATGTCGGCAGGTCTGTACGTCGGAGGTGTCGATATTAAGCCTGGTAGTTACAGGTTGATTATCAGAAATGGCAATAGCGTAGTCGATCTTGCCATATGCAAGGATGCAAATAGTCTTGACGACAATAAAGGTCTTCTTTATAGAGATAGCGCTTATGCTGGTAAAGAAGACGAGACTGCGATATTATCATTTTCTATAGCTGAAGGAAACATTATGGTCATAAAGGCGAAAGGCCTATTAACACTTGAAAAAGCCGATATGATCGGTTAAGTTATTTTCAGTAATTTCTACCCTCTCTTCGGAGAGGGCTTTTTTTTATGCCCAAAACTCATCCGAAGCGAGGTGATCTACGAATGGGCGAATACTATGTTGCCGGGTTGCCTTGCTCAGATGAGCTTTACCATTACGGTATTCTAAGGCAGAAGTGGGGCGTTCGGCGATTCCAGAATTCTGATGGAAGCCTTACAGCAGCTGGGCGAGAGCGGTATGGTGTTGGCAAAGCCAAGGCCGGCTATGAAAAGCATAAAGCTAAAGTCACTTCCGCTTTGAGCGACGCCAAGCAAAAAGCAAGTAAAGCAGCCAAGTCTGCTGCCGCATATGCTAAAGAGCGCAACAAGATGAGGCATCCCTCTCTGATGACCGACGAGGAGCTGCGCAACTACACGCAGAGACTTATTGCCGAGAAGAACTACTCGGATGCACTGGCAAGAGCTCAGTCGGCTACTGGTTTTGGCCGGGCTGAAAAGTTCGTCAGCGACATTGTGACCGCCATCCCAAAGGCTGCTGCCAAGACAGTTGCGAATATTCCGCAGGGTGTTGTTGACATAGCCCAGCGTGGTGTTAATACAATGGCTGACGCTGGGTTCCAGAGGATTGCGAACCAGATTCGAAAGACCAACAGCGAGCGAAAGCTTGAAAAGCTCCGTCGTGAAAGGGACATACAGAATCTCCAGGAAGAAATGGACGACGCGGATGGCTCTCAGGCTCAGCGTAAAGAGCTCGAGAAGTTGCAGCGTGAGCAACAGCTCAGTAATTTGCGAAATCAGCTGGACCAGAACAATGTGGAGATGCAAAAGCAGATCAATATGCTGAATCAGCAAAAACAACTGAAGGATCTGCAGAAAGCGCTTGATCCGAATAAGAACGGAGGAGGACTTGCTGCAGCTATGCGAATAATCGGCGATCCTGACTCGTCTCCGAATCAAATTCAGGAGGCTAAACAGGTACTGCAGAACTATAATATGGCTCAAAATTTCATACAGCAGATTGCTAACAGAGATATGAGTTCTATTCCTACTGCAAACCCAATTCAAAATGCCGGATCGACTGCACCTGCGCCACAACCAGCGCCTTCTCCAGTTTCTCAGCCAGTTCAAAATGAACCACCAAGGCAGTACCAAATGAGACCGCTCGAATCAATGGGCGACCTTGGAAGTCGGTCCGGTTACGAAACTCGTGCACCTCGTGTGAACACGTATGATGCTGCTAAACGCGGTGATCATTCGTATCTCGAGCCGAGAAACGATGTGACAAGAATGCACTGGCAAGAACCGCCTCGTGTACAGACTCCTCCGCCAACAATCTATGACGACTACCCGGACGATTACGACTGGGATCGGTACTATAGATACGGCAGATAAGAAGGGATAAAAAGATGTCACTATCCAATACAGCGGTTCCGATTTACTATGGACAATTCCGGGATGCCGTATTGGCTGGCGAGATCCCGGTAAACCAGTATATCGATATGGAGATGCAACGCATTGACAAGCTGATCGAGAATCCAGGCGTGTTCTATGACGATAAAGCGATCAATGGCTACATCAAGTTCTGCGAACATGAATTGACCTTGACAGACGGGTCAGAATTGATACTGCTCGACTCATTCAAGCTTTGGGCCGAGCAGCTTCTTGCTTGGTATTATTACGTCGAGCGAGACGTATACATCAAGGGGAAGAAGAATAAAAAGGGCCGAACAGTCAAGCGTTTGATTAAGAAACGGCTCATCAACAAACAGATTCTGATCGTTGGTCGAGGCGCTGCAAAGTCGATGTATGCATCCACAATTCAGGGGTATTTCCTTGTAATGGATCCGGCAACGACCCAGCAGATCACGACAGCGCCTACGATGAAGCAGGCCGAGGAAGTGCTGTCTCCGCTCAGGACAGCCATTGTGCGCGCAAGAGGACCGTTGTTCAAATTCCTCACGGAGAGCACTATACGCACATCACGGCATTCGTCTGCCTCGCAGTCCCTTCTGCAATCGACCAAGAAAGGCGTCGAGAACAAGATCACCAATTCCATATTGGAGATCAAGCCTATGGAGATCGACAAGCTTCAGGGCTTGCGTTGTAAGATCGCCAGCGTGGACGAGTGGCTCTCAGGCGACATACGTGAAGACCCCATCGGTGCTATCGAGCAGTCCGGCGCTAAAGGTCTCATCGAGGATTACGTTATCATCGCAATCAGTTCCGAAGGGACTGTACGAAATGCGGTGGGCGATACAATCAAAATGGAAATGGTGGACATCCTTCGGGGCAAGTACGACAACCCCCATGTCTCGATCTGGTACTATAGACTGGACGACGAGAAGGAAGTGGCCGATCCAGATATGTGGGTTAAAGCGAACCCAAACATCGGCCAAACCATTTCTTACGAGACCTATCAGCTTGAAGTCGAGCGCGCCGAGCACGTCCCGGCTGCAAAGAACGACATTCTGGCAAAGCGCTTCGGAATCCCGACCGAAGGATTCACGTATTTCTTCACGTATGAAGAGACGCTTCCCCAGGCCAGAAAACTGGATTACTGGGGCATGCGTTGCTCTCTCGGCGCTGACCTTTCCATGGGTGACGATTTCTGTGCATTTGCATTTCTGTTCCCACTTCCAGACGGCTCATTCGGTGTCAAGACAAGATGCTATATTTCCATGCTCACCTATCAAAAGCTCATACGTGCCATGCGCATGAAGTACGATGAGTTTATCAATGAGGGCAGCCTGATCGTCATGGAGGGCAGTGTGCTCGACATGCTGGAGGTCTACGATGATCTCGACAGGCACATTGTCGAGCAGGAATATACCGTTTGCTCATTTGGCTTCGACCCATACAACGCCAAGGCATTTGTGGACCGATGGGTTTCTGAGAATGCCGAGTATGGCGTTGAGAAGGTTCCGCAGGGTGCAAGGACAGAATCTGTTCCCCTTGGCGAGCTTAAGAAGCTTGCCGAGAGCGATATGCTTCTGTTCGATCAGGAGCTGATGTCGTTCTGTATGGGCAACTGCATCGCACTCGTTGACACCAACGGAAACAGAAAACTGTACAAGAAGAGAAACGATCAGAAAATTGACTCCGTAGCCGCCACTATGGACGCTTATGTTGCCTATAAGCTTCATAAGGACGAATACGAATAAAAACCTAACCCCTCAAACGGAGGTGCATGAACGTGGGAAAATACTACGTCGCTGGCATTCCATTTGACAGCGAAAACAGCCTAAAGCACTACGGTGTTAAGGGCATGGAGTGGAATAAGCACAAATTCGGTCTTGATGCCGACACCCGTTTCATTAAATGGATCGACCCGAACAAACTAAATGTCGGAAGCTACGGCAAGTACGGCAAGATGGCTGAGGCTGCCGCTAAGCAAAAATACGGTGCAGCTGCACCCAAACCGCAAGGAAAGCTGGCTCCGGTTTACAACAAACAGTCTGTTATGGATTCTCGTGACTCGGCGAGACGTAATATGGCGCAGCCTTGGGGCAGGCCGGCAAACAATCAAATAATTCGAAAATTACAACGTCAGGGACAAATTGATGATCAAGTTTTGAAAGAGCTTTCCTCTGTATCACAGGCTACACAGCAACGACAGAATGTTAGTCCTCTGGGTAAGGCTTCGAATTTCATTGGTCAGACGGCCAAGAATGTAGGAGGCGCTGTTCAAAATGCTGGAAAGGCTATCGGTACCGCCGCCGGCAATGTCGGAAACTGGGCTGGCAATGCCGCTCAGAACGTCGGTAATTTCTTCAGCAACCAGGACGAAAAAGAAGCTTATGAGAAAGCGAGAGCGAAATCCGATGCTGATCCGAGAGGTCATTATACCGACTACAAGGATGAACGGGATGCGTATCTAAATCATCCTGTGACAAAGCTCCAAGAAGCTGCTCAGAATGTCAAAGACTTTGTCGATTACGACATAACTGGCAAAGGCTATGGACGTGATTTGAAGGAACTTGAAGAAGATATAGCTGCAAATCCGAATTCGTATCAATATAACGGCGGGACTGGGTATAGTAATCCTACTACCGGAGAGGTGTACGTTCCGAAGAACAGTGCGGATGCACTGAATTATTTCAGAAATGCTGCTGCCGAAGCGCAAAATAATTCTTTGTTCGGTAAAGTCGGTCAGGCTGCTCAAAACGTTGGCAACACTGTAGGACAGGCAGCTCGAAATGTCGGTAACGCTGTGTCTGGAGCTGCTCAAAATGTTGCCAATTCTGCTCCTGTTCAGGCTGTCGGCGATTGGACAAGAGGCGCTGCTCAGAAAGCTGCGGATGTCGCGTTGTGGCCTGCTACTCGTGAAGATGTGGCGAACGTCGCTCAAAATGTCGGTAATGTTGTGTCTGGAGCTGCTCAGAACGTCGGAAATTGGGTCGGCGATCGAGTACAGGATGTCAGAAATGCAGTCAGCCCCGTCGCTCAGAACGTAAGCAATGCTGTAGGGCAGGCAACTAAAAATGTAGGCAATACGGTTTCCGATGCTGCCAATAAAGCCTCTGAAGGAACCAAAGGTTTCCTCAACAGCGCCGGCCAGTGGGTTAACGGTGCTACGAATAATGTAAAGAACACCGCTTCTAAGGCCGTCTCTGATGCAAGCAAGGGCGCTTCTGGTTTTCTCAACAGTGCTGGTAAATGGGTCAGCAACGCTACTGGCAACGTTGGCAAGGCTGCTCAGGATGCAGGTAAAGCAGTTTCCAATGCAGCTCAGAACGTCAGCAATACAGTCGGTCAGGCTGCCGAACAGGCCCGTGGAGGCATCGGCGGTTTCTTTGACCGTGTCGGTAATGCTGTGGGCAGCGCGGCTAATGCAGTTGGTGACTGGGCTGGCAATGCGGCTAAAGACGTTGGTAATGCCGTCGGCGATGCTGCACAGAACGTCGGCAACTGGGCCGGTCAGGCTGCTCAGGATGTCGGTGACTGGATCGGCGATCAAGCGCAGGGCGTTAGTGGAGCTGCTCAGAATGCAGTAAATGCAGTAGCAAACGCACCAAAGAATATCGCTAACTGGTACACCGGAAATAACCTCCGGAAAGAAGCCCAGAATCAGAGGGAGCTCGGTCGCCTTAATCAAGACTACGGCAATAATCTGATGGACGCTGCCAGAAATGGAAACTGGAATTCTGAAGAGAACCGCCTTGGCGCTTGGGACGAAGGTATGCGCAACTACCTTGAGGGTGGAAGCCGGCTTCGTGCTGCCGATCAGTACATGGATATGTATAACAATGCTCCGAGGCAGAAGATCGCAAACGGTATCCAGGATGCTGCAAGTGCTGTTGGACAGGCTGCTCGTAATGTTGGCGGAGCTGTCTCTGGTGCTGCCAATGCTGTTGGTGAATGGGTTGGAGATCGTGTTTCTGATGCAAGAGACGCTATTACTGCGCCTGTTCGTAACGATATTTACAATCAGTATGCCAAGCAGCGAGACGCCGCATATGATGAAGGTCTTCGAAAGTATTACGAAACAGGTAGTGCTTCCTATTTCCCGTATAATCCCAATTCTCCTGCAGCACAGGCAATAGATCAAGCTTGGGACCAGCGAGAGCAGCGTATGAATCAGGTTAACCAGCATCCAATTTCCAGCTCTGTAGGCTATGCCGCCGGAAACGTTGCTGACTGGGCTCGAAACGCCGCCGGTAACGTCGGTAATGCTGTAGGTCAGGCCAGTCAGTGGCTCGGTAATGTACCGAATGCTATTGGCCAGATTATCCCCGAACAGCTTATTCCTGAGCAGCTCATTCCGGAGCAACTTATCAGAGAGAAGATCTACCATTCCGCCCTGAACGAAAAGCCCGATGGCGTTTCTGATGCCTTCTGGGAGAAGTTCACTGCGGACGGTGGGACCCGGGAAGAGTACGAGCGCGACTGGCGTTAAATCAAAATAACTGTAGGTGATCCATAATGCCAAAATTCATTGACGGGCTGCAACATGCCTGGAATGCGTTTCGGGGGAGAGACCGTCCCTCGATGAAGGAATTAGGGTCTGGCAGTTATTACCGTCCGGACCGCAGAGTCAGCGTGCTTCGAGGCAACGACAAATCCATCGTCACATCGGTCATCAATCGGATTTCGGTGGATGTTGCGTCTGTCAGCATTCTCCACGCGAGGGTGGATGTTAACGGAAACTATGTGGACACCATCAAAGACAGCTTGAACGATTGCCTGTCCCTGGACGCAAATATCGACCAGACGGGTCAGGCTTTCTTTATCGATCTGGCTTCCACAATGCTTTCCGGAGGATGCGTTGCAGCGGTCCCGATCGAAACGTCAATTGACCCGAATATTTCTTCGAGCTATGAGATACAATCGATCCGTGTTGGGCTTGTTACCCAATGGTTCCCAAAGTATGTGCAGGTCAATGTTTACAACCAGCTGACTGGATTGAGGGAAGAGATCGTCGTGCCCAAAGAGCAGGTGGCGATCATTCAAAATCCCTTCTACGATGTGATGAACGAGCCCAATTCGACATTACAGCGTCTAATCCGCAAATTAAGTCTAATGGACTCCGTTGACGAACAGGTGAGCGCCGGGAAGCTGGATATGATCATACAGTTGCCCTATACGATTCGGACAGACGCAAGGCGAGAACAGGCCGAGCACCGCAGAAAAGACATAGAAATGCAGCTGCGAGACTCGAAGTACGGAATCGCCTATACGGATGCAACCGAAAAGATCACTCAGCTGAACCGTCCACTCGAAAACAACCTGCTGAACCAGATCGAGTTTCTCACAAATCAGCTCTATAGTCAGCTTGGCATCACGCCGGAAATCCTGAACGGAACGGCGAACGAAGAGACCATGCTGAACTATTTCAATCGAACCGTCGAGCCAATTCTCACGGCCATTACCGATGAATTCAAACGAAAATTCCTCACCAAGACTGCTCGCACTCAGGGGCAGTCGATTTTGTTTATCCGGAATCCGTTTAAGCTTGTGCCGCTTAGCAAGATCGCTGAAATCGTGGACAAGTTCACGGCCAACGAGATTCTGACTTCCAACGAAATCCGAGGAATTATCGGGTATCGGCCTGTTGATGGTGATCGCGCCAATCAGCTGATCAACAAGAACATCAATCCTCTTGAGCTTCAGGGAGCAGAAGATCCCACTATGGCACTGCCCGACGGAAATCAAAATGAGACCTACTTTGTTGATGATCAGGGCGGAGGTTCAATCATGGACCGCATCGGCAATATGCCCGTATCTGAATTCAACGCCATGATCATGCAACAGCAGGGTCCGCCTGATTAAAACTGGAGGTAACAATCATGGCCGAAAGATATGATTTCGGCGGATACGCTACCAAAAACGACCTCAAGTGTGCTGACGGCCGGACGATCCGCCGCAACGCCTTCAAGGAATGCGACGGTACCACGGTCCCGCTTGTCTGGCAGCATGAGCATGATGATCCTTCCAAGGTTCTGGGCCATGCGCTGCTTGAGAATCGTGATGATGGCGTATACGCGTACTGCAAATTCAACAATACCAAGGCTGGCCAGACCGCCAAGGAGCTTGTCATGCACAAGGACATCAAATCCATGTCCATCTATGCCAACAAGCTCATTCAGAAGGCCAGCGATGTGGTTCACGGTGTGATTCGCGAGGTTAGCCTTGTTCTGGCTGGCGCAAATCCCGGTGCCGTGATCCGCGATCTGTCCTTTGAGCATTTCGATGACGAGGACAGTGAGTTCGAAGCCTGGATCCACAATGACGAGAATATCGTCCTGGCGCACTCTGCTATTCCTGCAGCGGCTCCTATTCCCGCTCCCGTGCAGATGCCTCAGTATGCTCCCGGCTATATTCATGCTGCGGCTCCAATTCCCTATCAGATGCCGTCGGCCGACTATCTGGCCCATGCCACTGCAACGGCACCTGCTCCGCAGAAGGAAAAAGCAATGGAAGATGTCATGAACAGCATGGACGAGGATCAGAAAAATCTGATGCTCTACTGCGTCCAGGAAGCACTCAAACAAGGCGCTCAGGAAAATGAAACTCAGCCTGAGGACGCCAACAAGGAGGAAGAAGATATGTCTCACAATCTTTTCGAAAACCAGGGCACCAACAACACTGTTCTGATTCACGATGCCCTGCAGACCGTTCTGGAGGACGGTAAGAAGTACGGCTCTCTGAAGGAGTCCTACAATCATCACCTGAGCGAGGGTGTTCTGGCCCATATCGACACCACCGGTATGGAAACTTCCACCGGCGACCAGACTTATTTCGTCAATGACCCCAGCTTCCTGTTCCCCGAGGCCAAAGCGCTGAACAATCCCCCCGAGTGGATCAAGCGCGACATGGACTGGGTCCAGGAGGTCATCGGAAAGACCCACCATACGCCCTACTCCCGCATCAAGAGCGTCTTCGCTGACATCACTGAGGACGAGGCCCGTGCCAAGGGTTACGCGAAGGGTAAGCAGAAGATCGAAGAGGTCTTCACCCTGCTGAAGCGTACCACCACGCCCCAGACCGTGTACAAGAAGCAGAAGCTGGACCGCGACGACATCCTGGACATCACCGATTTCGACGTGGTCGCCTG